TATTAATTATTATTATTTTCAATTATTAATTATTATTTTTAAATTTAAGCATTTAGTTAAATTATATTATCATGAAACAAATAATTAAAAAATAAGTATATTATATACATAACATGGCAGGTGGCTTGATGAATCTTGTATCTCAAGGAAATGCAAATTTAATTTTAAATGGAAATCCAGAGAAGACTTTTTGGAAAGCAACTTATAAAAAATACACCAATTTTGGCAAACAAAATTTTCGTTTAGATATGGATGGAACACCTTCTTTGCAACTTACAACAGAGTCTACATTTAATTTTAAAGTTAAAAGATATGCTGATTTGCTTATGGATTGCTACATTTCTGTTACATTACCCAATATATGGTCTCCTATTTTTCCTCCACAAGGAATTTTAAATCCAGATGGTTCAACAACTTATACACCTTGGGCACCATATGAATTTAAATGGATTGAAAACTTGGGTGCTCAAATGATCAATAAAATTACAATTACATGTGGTAATCAAAAACTACAAGAATATTCTGGTCGTTATATTTTATCATCTGTACAAAGAGATTTTTCTACTGAAAAAAAAACATTATTTGATGAGATGATTGGTAATACTGCAGAATTAAATGACCCAGCAAATTACGGAGCACGTGTAAATACATATCCAAATGCTTTTTATACAACAAGTCCTGCAGGAGCACAACCATCTATAATGGGTCGTACATTATATATTCCTTTAGGCGCATGGTTTAATCTTAATACACAAAATGCTTTTCCATTAGTATCATTACAATATAATGAACTGCAAATAAGCGTAACATTTAGACCGATTTGTGAATTATTCCAGATTCGAGATGTTATGGATTATAATAATAACTTTCCATATGTTGCACCAAACTTTAACCAATATTATATGCAATTTTATCGATTTTTACAAACACCACCAGATGAACAATTAGGTCCTACATCTTATGTAGATACACGTACATTATGGAATGCGGATATTAATTTGAATTGTACTTATTGTTTTCTCTCCAATGATGAATCAAAACTCTTTGCAAAGAATGAACAAAAATATTTAATTAAACAAATATATGAAAGACCTTTTTATAATGTAACAGGTCAAAATAAAGTTAATTTAGATTCATTAGGTATGGTAATTAGCTGGATGTTTTATTTCCAAAGAAGCGATGCTAATTTAAGAAACGAATGGTCAAATTACACTAATTGGCCTTATAAATATATGCCCCAAGATGTAAGTCCTGCATCTACTGCAGGTGATTATCCAAATCCAGATCCATTTGGTTTATCACCAACCATTGGTCCAGGCGTAAATCCTAATGGTCAATTAAGTGGTCTTATGACAACAGGAGTATATAATCCTCAGAATTTAAAAGAGATTCTTGTAGTAATGGGTATCGTTCTAGATGGACAATATAGAGAGAATATTTTACCTGTAGGTGTATATAATTTTATTGAAAAATATGTTAGAACTGCAGGTAATGCACCAAGTGGCCTGTATTGTTATAATTTTTGTTTAGATACATCACCTTTTTCACTACAACCATCAGGTGCAATGAATATGAGTCGTTTCACAAATATTCAATTTGAATTTACTACAATAAGTCCTCCATTTGATCCATATGCTCAAGTTCTAACAATATGTGATCCAACTACTGGTGAATTAGTTGCTGTAAATAAGCCGACTTGGCGAGTTTTTGATTACAACTTTGATTTATATGTTATAGAAGAGAGAGTTAATATGGTGATATTTATTGGTGGCAATGCTGGTCTTTTATATGCAACATAAATAATTGTATAAAATTTACTTAAACAAACAATTATATTTTAATTATAGTATCCATGTTAAAATATAATCATATATTCAAGCGTTTAATTCAAAAAAGAATGTTGGTTACAAAAACAAGTATATTTGATTATAATGATCCTTTTAGATTACATGAACAATTATCACAAGAAGAAAAATTAATTCAAAAAGTAGCATCAGATTATGCTCAAAATAATTTACTACCAATAGTTACAAAATCATTTCGTAATGAGAACTTTGATAAATGTATTATGAAAGAAATGGGGCAATTAGGGTTATTAGGTGCAACTATTGATGGTTATGATTGTTCTGGCGTGAATCATGTATCCTATGGTTTAATTGCTCGTGAAATAGAACGTGTAGATAGTGGTTATAGGAGTGCAATGAGTGTACAATCTTCACTCGTAATGTTACCAATTTATAAATTTGGTTCAAAAGAACAGAAAGAGAAGTATCTACCAGGGTTAAGAACTGGTGAATTAATAGGATGTTTTGGTTTAACAGAACCAGATCATGGTAGTGATCCTTCAAATATGAAAACAAGAGCTGTTTTTAAAGATGGCTATTACATATTGAATGGTAGTAAAAATTGGATAACAAATTCTCCAATAGCAGATGTATTTATCATTTGGGCAAAAGATGAAAAGGATGAAATACGTGGATTTATTTTAGAAAAAGGTATGAATGGATTAACAGCACCAAAAATAGAAGGTAAATTTTCTCTTCGTTCTTCTATTACAGGTATGATATTTATGGATAATGTAATTGTTCCAAAAGAAAATTTGTTACCAAAAATAAAAGGTTTAAAGGGTCCCTTTACTTGTTTAAATAGCGCTAGATATGGAATATCATGGGGTGTTTTAGGTGCTGCGGAAGATTGTTATTTAAGAACTAGACAATATTCTCTTGATAGAATTCAATTTAATAAGCCACTAGCAGCAAAACAATTAATACAAATGAAATTAACAAATATGTTAACTGATATAACACTTGGATTACAAGGCGCATTAAGAGTTGGAAGATTGATAGATGATAATATTTTAATTCCAAATAATATTTCAATGATAAAAAGACATAATTGTTCAAAAGCATTATCGATAGCAAGACAGTCTAGAGATATACTTGGTGGCAATGGAATATCAGATGAGTATCATATTATTAGACATATGTTAAATTTAGAAGCTGTAAATACATATGAAGGTACAAGTGATATACATGGATTAATTATAGGAAGAGGAATTACGGGATTTGATTCTTTTTAAGTAGGGGATCAAATAAATATATTATTTTGTAAGATACTTAAAGAGGTTTATCTACATTTTGAAGGGGAAAATGGAAAAACAGGGGTAAAAGGGTCCCTTCAGGTGTAGTGCTACTGTTGCGAATTTTTTTTCAAGATTTTTTTTGGATTTTTAAAAATGGACAAAAATAAATGTCCAAAATGAAAATTCCGAAAAAAATCTTGGAAAAAAAAATCGCACAACTTTTTACATTTTTTTGTGACTGAGAAAAAAATTAAGGTAAGGGACTCAAAATATTAATTTTAATTTTGTGATTGTAATTTTTTTTGAAAATATAATGAAATATTTAAATAAATTTATGAAAAAATATTTTAAGATATTTTAGGATAAAAATATAAATAAATCTCAAAATATACTATAAAATGCCAAAAGAAGAAATTGATTACTCAAATACTATTATTTATAAGATATTTTGCAAAGATGAATCTGTAAATGATGTATATGTCGGACATACAACAAATTTTACAAAAAGAAAATATATGCATAAAAGTCGTTGTACTAATTTAAATAATAAAATTAAAATTTATAATATCATTCGAGATAATGGAGGTTGGGATAATTGGGAAATGGTTGAAATAGCAAAATATAATTGTAAGGATCATACAGAAGCAAGAATAAAAGAACAAGAGCATTATGAATTATTAAAATCAAGCTTGAATAGTTGTAATCCTTATGTGGATAAAACAAAAAATTTTTGTAAATTATGTAATAAACAATATCATTCAAAAACAGAGTATAATGTACATATAAATAGTAAAATTCATAAAAAATATACAGAACAATTGGAAGTACAAAATCCCCATGAAAATATATATAAATTTGTATGTACACATTGTGACTATTTTACATGTAACAAAAAAGATTTTAATAAACACATTTCAACCCAAAAACACCAATGGAAAGGATTTGGAAATAAATTGGAAACATTGGAAATCCCAAAATCCCCAACCCATATTTGTAAATGTAACAAAACATTTGCAACCCATAGTGGTTTGTGGAAGCATAAAAAGAAATGTAAAATATTAAATAATGATAATATTATCAATAATATACATCATGAGTCAGAAGATGAATATTCTGATGATGAAGTCAAACTGTTAACAGGACTTGTTTTAGAAGTTGTTAAACAAAATAAAGAGCTATCTTGTCAAAATCAAGAATTAACCAATAAATTATTTGAGAGCTTTAATGAAGTCATTAAAAATGGTACTAACAATAACACCCTTATTAATAATAATTCACATAATAAAACATTTAATTTGAATGTATTTTTAAATGAGCAATGCAAAGATGCAATGAATATTATGGATTTTGTTGATTCTCTACAGTTACAATTATCAGATTTAGAAACAGTTGGTAAATTAGGTTATGTAGAAGGTATTTCAAATATAATAGTTAAAAACTTAAAAGCATTAGATGTTTGCAAACGTCCTGTTCATTGTAGTGATTCTAAACGTGAAGTTATGTATGTAAAAGATCAAGATAAATGGGAGAAAGAAAATAATGATAAAAATAGGTTGCGAAAAGCGATTAAAAGAGTTGCCTATAAAAATTCAAAATTAATACCAGAATTTAGAGCAAAACATCCAGATTGTGGTAAAAGTGATTCACCGTTCTCAGACCAATATAGTAAACTTATTATTGAAGCCATGGGTGGTAAGGGTGATAATGATGCAGAAAAAGAAGATAAAATAATTAAAAGAATTGCAAAAGAGGTTACAATAGATAAAAACTTATGAAAAATAGGAGTTTGAAGCTAATGGACCATCTTCCATAAAATTACCTGATAGACTATAACGTTTAGGATAATCAGGCATAAATTGTAATCTATTTGGGTTATATCGTTCATCAAATAATTTTGTTTCTTCATTAAAAGCTGAGGTCCATATATCTACACCAAAATTTGGTGATGGTGGTTTAGCAAATTTTGAATTTGTTATTAATTTTGCTTGTGTTCCTATGTCAGTAGTTAAAGTAGAAAATTGTGGAGTTACTCCCCATGTTAATTTACCTGCATCATTCTCTCCAGGAATAGATTCTGGAAGTTTTTTTAAAGGAGGAACATAGGGTTGACAACCTGGACAATCAATATCTGTAGAACATTGTTGACCAGTAATAGAACATCGTGCTGTAGGTCCACAAAAATTTTTACAACTATAAGTTGTGTTTAATGGAAGATTTACTGTATGACTTGTTAAAGGACTACCTGTATCAACGTTTGGTTGTACAAAGCCTTCTAATCTGTTTCTATTTAATTCATTAATTTCATTTACTTCAACTATATAATTGTTATTTGAAAGATAATCAATCCATTTAAATATTGTAACAAAAAGTATAAAGCTAATAAATGCTAAAAATAATATAATATATTGTTTTCTTGAAATATTCATATATTATATAATTATATAATTTATTTACTCAAATTAAGAAATATAATCTAAGATAAGAAATATAATCTAAGATAAGAAATATAATCTAAGATAAGAAATATAATCTAAGAGTAATAAAATAAATTTTTATTTAGAATAAAAGTGTAAATCTTAGATTAGATTTAAATAATTTTATATCGTTTTATTATAAGTAAATAATGTCTGATTCAAATGATACTTCTGCTATCGATGAAAAAAAAACAAAAAATAATTCACCTTCTTCAACAGAATTAGGATCTATAAAAAAATTTTTTACTACATTATTTATAACAATAATATTGATTGTAGTATATTTTTCCTTTGGTGCTTTAATATTATATGGTTGTAAATTAGGACAGTCAAATATATTACCAACAGATCAAAACTGTTTTCCATATAATGAAGAAAAACCAGAAATTAAATCAATATTTTTAAATATTTTTATTACTTTGACAGACCCTACCTTATCAATGAAAATAAATTTCCCTTATGATAAATATAATGCATCTAATAAAATTTTAGATTTATTTCGTAAATATAAAAACGAACCAAATTCTAATTTTCTTGCAAATTATTTTATACATATTATTGAATCACTGATACAATTTAATTACTCATCTCTAAATTTTTCATTAAATACTTTAAATGGACTACCTGAGTATCTAATTATACTTTTAGGACCGATTATAATGCCATTTATAGCAACATTTATATTTTTATTAGATCATTTGTATTTAATATATTTATGGTTTTCCAATATGGAATGGTTTTTTAAACATAATTCTGCAACAAATAATGATAATAGTCCTAAGTGGGAAAGTGTTACTTTAAGTGAACCTTCTAATTATGTATTTTCAATAGGTTTTGTAATATTATTCTTAATATTATTTTGGGTATTATTAGCAGTTTTACCTGTATTACCATTTTTAACGATGACATGGTCTATATTATCAATGCTTGGTTATAAATCTCAAATGAATGGTAAAACAATAACTGCAGGAACTATTGTGAAAGATGTTTTTAAATACTACAAGGTTCTAGTAATGTCTATATTTAGTTTTTTTATTATTGTAAGTGCATTTTCTAATTTAGGTAATGTTTCAGGATTATTTTCTATTTTGACCTTTATTTTAATTCTTTGGGGTGTTATTTCAATAGATATATTTAAGGGTTATAAACCAGAAAATTTGTCACCATTAGTAAGTAGTGATCAAGCAATAAAAAAATGTAATGTAAAAATGTTAAATAGTGGATTTTTAGATAATTTATTTTCTAATCAAAAAGGAGGCAGTCAAATTTTAAAAGACTTAAAAAAGTTAAGTAAATCCTTATTAAAAAAATAATTAAAAAATAATCATTCAATAAAAATAGTATATAAATACTTATTAATATTAAATATTTATATATGACATTATATCCATTTGTAAGTGTATGTACACCAACCTTTAATAGACGTCCATTTATTCCTATGATGATTCAATGTTTTCAACATCAAAAATATCCTAAGGATAAAATTGAATGGATTATTGTTGATGATGGTACTGATAAAATTGAAGATTTAGTTACACATATTCCTCAAGTAAAATATTTAAGATATGAAACTAAATTAACACTTGGTAAAAAACGTAATATATCAAATAAAGAAGCGAAAGGTGATATTATAATTTATATGGATGATGATGATTATTATCCTCCAAATAGGATAAGCCATGCAGTACAAATGTTACAAAAAAACCCAGAAGCTTTATGTGCTGGTTCTAGTTTAATGTATATATATTTTAAACATATAAATAAAATGTATGCATTTGGTCCATATGGTCCAAATCATTCAACTGCTGCAACATTTGCTTTTAGAAGAAAATTATTAGAGTTAACATCCTTTGATGAAACCGCATGTGTTGCAGAAGAAAAAAAATTTTTAAAGGATTATACTATACCTTTTGTACAATTAGATTCTGATAAATCAATTTTGGTATTTTCACATATACATAATTCATTTAATAAAAATGAACTATTAAAACATATTACAAATAATCCGAATATTCATGAGTCTAATTTAAAACCAGAAAACTTTATTAGAGAGAAAAATATATTAAAATTTTTTATGGAAGATATAGATCCGTTATTAGAATCTTATGAACCTGGTAATCCAAATAATAAGCAAGATGTTTTACAAGAAATAGAAAAAATGAAAAAAATAAAAGAAGAAAAAATGAAAGAAATACAAAGACAACAAGAAGAGTATAGGGAAAAAATTCAAAAATCATATATACAAATGGATGAACAAAATCAAAAAAAAATAGATGAACTATCACTATTAGTACAAAAGTTGACATTAGAAAATAATGAATTAAAAGATAAGAATAAATATTTAGAAAATAAAATGAAACAGTTTATTAATGAACGAATAAAAGAAAAAATGGATACAAAATAAGAAAAAATGGATACAAAATAAGAAAAAATAAAATCAAATATGCATAAAGATAATATATTTATGAAACAGGCTTAAAGACAACTCTATAATAATTATCATAGTATATAATCTAATAAACAATGGACTACTACGATAATCGCTTTCATCCGGCAGATACAAATGAATATGATAACACAAATAATAAAGAGCTAGAAAACTTTAAAAGTCTAGATGTAGGATATAATTATTTTTATAGGTTACAAGAAAGACCAGATGGAAGATTAAAAAAAACAAAAGTAGAATTTTATACTTCTGGACAAGTCGGATCAAAAATTAGAGATGCAGAGACTGGTGTTTATTATGCTCATAAAGTTGGTTCTGAGGATGAAGACCTTTATTTTAAGGTTAGACTAGTAAGTGGTATTTGCAAAAATCCTAGTGGATATACAACTATTTTTTGTTTATCTCCAAATCATTATATGAGATATTTTGGTGAAGATTTACCAAATGATATTATTACTGAATGGGAAAAAAGAAAGAATGATCGAATTTATAAACTTGAATTAGATGCTTTGAAAAGACAAAAAGTTGTTATGATAAATTAAAAATATAAAATATAAAATATTTTTTATTATAAAAATAATATAAAATACATTATTATAATTATATTATAATGTATTTTCTTGCATTATTATTTATATTTTTATATAATAAAAAAATATTTTTAAATAGAAAAAATAATGTAATTTATGAACATAAAAATTTAAATACTAATATTAATAAAATTATACTCTATAATTTAATCAAACAAAATAGTACAGGATATGATGAAAGATATCCTATAAATAGTAATTCTACAGAAAATATAAATTTATTTCTAAAAATAAAAAATAATATAGAAAAACTTAAAATATTATCTTTTTTACATGATAAAGATATCTCATTGCACGATAAATTAAATATATTATATAAACCACCTGAAATTACATCAATAAATTTTTTAGCAGGAGGATTATTAGATGAAATAAATGAATTTAATAATTAAATAGTTGATTTATTCTTCATCTACATATTCATCAATATCCATATCTTCATCTTCTTCATTAACTTTTTTATCAACTGTTCCAGTAGCATTTTCTTTCATATATTTTTCAAGATATCTATAAATTCTATTTATATCTAATTTTGAAATTTCATAATTCTCAAACATTTCTAAAATATGATTTTCATCAAATTTATATCTAAGATCTATAAAGAAACCGAACAAATCCTTTTTATCCATTCCTAACTTTTGACATAATTTTTGAATAAATAAAGAATTATTATATTCTGTAGAATATTTTGTTAGTACTTTTGTAAATCTTACTTCTGTAGGATTATATTTTTGTTTTTTATTAAATTGGTCATGGTATAATTTGTTGTTTTTAAATGTTTTAACCAAAGAGCTCATTTCATTAAATTGCCATATTTGTTTTTGAAATGTTATTCTATCAATGTAATCTGCAAAACAAATATTATCTAATTGATTTATATAAAATGGAATAGAAATTTTTTTATCTAATTTTTCAATAACATCAATAATATTTTCATGCCATAATAAACCTACACTAGTTCTATCAGTTTCATTTATAATATTATTATGTTCATTTATATTACAATAATTATTAATAAGCTTATTTATTATTTTTTTTGTATCATCATTATAAGATTTTGTTTGAAATATAGTTTCAATTAATTTTTCATTTACTATATTAGGATTATTTTTATAAATATTATAAATACTATTAATTTTTCTTAAATCACCTTGAACATATTGCAAAATTATATTTTGTATTTTTTCTTCTAGACCAGAAAATAAAGTTTGAATTATCATTTTTATTTGTACAGTCTCAGGCATTTTAAGCTCAATAATATCACAAACCTTCATTAATTCTTTAATTTTTTTATCAACACGATAATTACCTATACATACTATAGGATTAATTGTTACTTCTTCTAATTTTTGTTTTTTTGTTTTTTTTGGTCGAATTAATTTAATTAATGTATTAATACCACCTTTATCACCATTATTCATACCGTCAATTTCATCCATAATAATTGCAATTTTCTTTATTTTTTTATTAAAAAGACTCATAATATTTTTATCTGACATATTATGTTTTGTAATATCTTCAATTACAGATGTATTTCTAATATCACCTGCATCATATTTAATAATATCATAGTCCATTTCTTTTAAAATATTTGTTACAAATGTAGTTTTACCTGTACCTGGATGACCATATACATATATACCCTTTTTCAATAACATATTATTTTTGTTTTGTTCAAATAATGTAAGTAATTTTTTGATCTCTTTACTTTGTTGTTCTCTATTTAGAATTTTATTAATATTTAATTCTTCCATCTTATATGTTTTACAATATTCTTTTTATGTAGATTTTTACATAAACCATGTTTTTTTAAAAAGTTAGATATAACTTGAAAACATTTTGTAGAATTATTTTCAACACAATAATTCATAACAAAAAAATTAAAGTCTTTAAAAATTATATTATTATACTGATATTTTTTTATTAATTTCCATTTTTCATAATTTTCTTCAACAATTTTTTCAAAAACATAATGATAATCATGTCTTATTATATTTCTTATGTAATTATAATAATTTTTAATATATTTTTTTACTATTGGATGATATAATAAATAATTTTGTCTACTGGTAAATACCAAACAAATATTTGGTAAAAATTCTTTAATTAATTGTATTACTTCGATAGGTAGATTATTTACATATTTTATAACTTCATTATTCATTATAAATATATAAATAATAATATTTATAATGTTTTAGAATAAAATAAAATTAAATTATGAAGAACTATTTGTACTAGTCGTTTGACAAGGATTGTTTACACCATATGTAATACCATCCCATGTAACTTTACAATTATTTGCCCATGTATATTTTGCACATAATCCATTTTGTCCTGAATACATTGGATCATTAAAATTCATTACTAAATGTTTTTGACCTCCTTGAGGTGGACAAATTCCTAAATCCTTTATATTTGTACAAGTAGCATTATTTCCTGAACCGTCCATTTGCCAATAGTCTGGACAACTAGGAACCATTGGAGGCCATGATTTATTTTTTGCATAACTTAATGCAATACCAATAAATATTAAAGACAATATTAAAATAATTATAGCGATAACTAAAATAAGTTTTTGAAAATTATTCATTATATAAATAAATATATATAATTTTTCTATTAGAATATTATAAATGAATAAAGTAAATAATGGTAGAGTAGATATTAAAAGTCCAAATACTTCCTCATTATTTGAAATGTATGATAAAATACCTGCTAATCAATGTGTAACATTTAGGAATCCTACTGAAGGTTTGTGGGATGAAAATGATTTATCAAGAACCTTTTTCTCTCAACAAAATATTCAAATTTTACAAAATGGAATAAGAGCAGGAGTTTATCATAAGTCAAATGGACAATATATAATTGGTCAGCAAGATTGTGATTCTCTAAAGATAATCATGAGAAGTGTTTATTTGCAACACTCTGCAAATCTAACCAATAATATTTCTCAACAAGTTTCTGAATTAAATAAAATTGTATTGGATTACTGCATTCAACAAGTTTATAGCGAAGCTCAAGGATATATGAAATATTTAGATGATGCTAGTACATTAGTAGTACCCATATCTCATCCAGTTATGGCTAGTAATACTGATAGAGAACTAGAATTTAAGAAATGGTTCTAAAAAGATCTTTTTATAATTTATGTAATATATTAGAATATTTTATAATTGTATTTTGTAAAATGGGTAACTGTATTTCTATAAAAAAAAATAAAAAATGTTTTATATGTTCACAAAAGATAAAAAAATCAAAAATTATACAATGCATAAGATGTAACGAAATTATGCATGATTATTGCTTTATTTCTAATGAAGTTATTGAAAATAATAGATTAATAAATAATAATATTATACATGAAATTCTATGTCCTAATTGTAAACGTGGTTTAATAGGATTATCTACTGTAGTAATAATATAAGCAAATGTCTAGTTTGTTTTATTTTATTTACAATCCTATATAAAATTTTTACAATCGTTATTTTTATAATATAATTTTATTCTTATAATAGAATAATATTATAAAATGGATAAAATAATTTTAATATGTGCAACAGGACGTTCTGGTTCTACTACAATGCAAAGAATTATTCATACAATACCAAATAGCAATATATGCGGTGAAAATTATGGTGCTATTAATAGTTTATTAGAATTTTATAGTAGAATTAAATATTCCACTCAGAATTATATTCCTGGACATTTTACTCCTGCAAATTATGAAAAACTTATTTCAAAAAATGTAAAACCATCGTGGTATAATTCTTATGATTATAATAATATAATTCAACATATAAAAGATACCATTATAAGCATGTTTAAAAATAAAAAAGATACAAATGTATGGGGTTTTAAAGAAATACGATATGATAATGGGAACATAAAATATTTGAAATTATTTAAAGAATTATTTCCACAAACAAAAGTTATTATTCAAATTAGAGAGAATATTGAGATACAAAGTAAAAGTGGATGGTATAAAGATGATAAAAAAGCTTCTAACTATTTATTAAAATTAAATAAAGAAATGATAGCTTTTTATATTCAAAATAAAGAATGGTGTTATTTAACTAGTTTTGAAAGAATGTTTGATAGAGAAAATCTTCAAAATATATTTTTATTTATTGACTGCAGAGAGAATTATAATGAAGAAAAAATAACAGAAATTTTAAATAATAATATTAAAGATTAAAAACAAAATTATATAATTAAAATATATACTTTACTATCTATATTTATATAATTAAATATATAACATGTTACTTAATTATCTTCTACAACTAAGATTTGTTTATTAATTATTTTTTTAATAGAACCCTTTGAAACAACTTTCTTTTTTTCTCCATTCATAACTCTTGCACGATCTTCTTTGTATTCAATATAAAGTTCTTTTAAAGATTCCAATTCACTTAACCACATATTATGTACTGTGGTAGTTTTTATAGATTCTAATTCAGTTTCTTTATTTGCTTTATCTTTTAATAATTTTTCAATATTTTCTTCAGTAACTGAGTCCATAGGCATTTTAACAAGATATTTATATTCTTCATCATCTTCCATTTTATTGTATCCTTTTTCTTCTAACATTTTAATCACTTCTTCCTTTTTCTTTTTTCTTAAATCAATTGTTCCATCTAAATTTTCTTTAATATATTTTGCTTTATTTGTTAGAAGAACAAGATCCTTTTCTAATGTGTTAATCATGTATTCTTTTCTGGTTGCATATAATTCCAATCTAGTTTCATAATATGCATCTATTATTTCAGATATCTTATTATATTTTTGAAGGGTATCTTTAGCATCAAATAAATGCATATTTGTAGTAGTATTTGTAGTATACAATTTAAGTAATTTTTCAAGTCCGTTGCATTCATAGTCTCCTTTTGATGTCTCTAACTCATCTAATTTACCCTTCATAAATGTAATTGTAAAATCAACATTTGTATCTTTGCTCATATCATCATAATCTTTAATACTGGCTTGGGACTTTTTACCATCTTTATCAACAGTTGGTTCAATTAAATTCTCAAGTAATTCTTTAAAATCTTCAGTCCAATATCCCACAGGTAATTCAGTTACTCTAATTTTATCACTTCCTAACCTCTCATATATTCCTTTTATTAAGAATTTTTCATCACTAATCTTTGATATTTTTCCTTTAAATCCTTCATAATAAGGAATAAATTCAATATGGTTTTCAATACACATTAATTTATTTTTTAAATATTCAATTATTTGTAATGGATTGTAACACATAATATCAGTACTAAATCCAGTACCTATACCCTTTGAACCATTTACTAAAACCATTGGAATAATTGGTGCATAATAGATAGGTTCAACAGATAGACCATCATCATTAAGATAATCTAAAATATTATCATCTGCAATAGGAAAGATACTTCTTGTAATTTTATTTAATTGTGTAAATATATATCTTTCAGATGCACTATCTTTACCACCTTGTAATCTAGTACCAAATTGACCATTTGGCATAAATAAGTTAATATTATTGGATCCAACAAAGTTTTGTGCCATACCGACAATAGCTGCATTTAAACTAGCTTCGCCATGATGATATCCAGAATTTTCAGAAACATATCCAGAAAATTGTGCAACTTTAATTTCAGTTGTTAAATTTTTCTTAAATGCAGAATACAGAATTTTTCTAAGTGATATTTTTAATCCATCCATCAAATTAGGAATACTTCTATCACAATCATATTTTGAAAAGTGAATTAATTCTCTATTAATAAATTCTTCATAACAAACATTTGTTTTAGATGTATCAAGATATGCATCTCTATCATAAAATTTAAGCCAATCTTTTCTATCATCCGCTCTTTTTTTATTAAAAACCATATCAATTGTATTATCAGATTGATCAGAATGTTGAAATCCAACAATTTTCTTTTTCTCAAAATATTCACGAAATTCTTTTCCAGTACTAGTACCTAAACCTTTATAATATTTAATTTTCCATCCTTTTATATCATTTGTTTGTTTCCAGTCATTATATTCTCCATCATTATAGAAATTAAGTTCTGTATTACCTTTTTTTGCTTTTAAGATAGGAGTATTCATAAATCCAATAAAACCAGGTATATTTGCAAGTGTAGGCCACTCAGATTGGAACAAATTAATACCAAGACCTTTAATATGACTCCCATCTAAATCTTGATCAGTCATAAATAAAACCTTTCCATAACGCAGATTTTTGTATACATCTTCAATAGTATTATATTTTTTCCCAGTTTCTAATCCCAAAATCTTTTTTATTTCAGTAATTTCTTTATTTTCAGAAATCTTCTTTACTGGTTCTCCACGAACATTTAATATTTTACCTTTCATTGGATAAACACCAATTGTATTACGATCTTCTGATGATAATCCTGAAATAATACCTGCTTTAGCTGAATCACCCTCACATAAGATAATAATACAATCTTTTGATTTTTCGGTTCCTGCCCAATTAGCATCAGTTAATTTAGGAATACCTCTTACAGATTTGCTTTTTATACCATCTGTTTTTTTTG